TAAAGGATGCAGATCCACAAGTTGTAGTAACAGCAGAGAAAGTAGTAAGAGGTATGGCAGGTGCTGCTTTTACAGGGTTACCCTCAACAATGAGAGGAGATGCCACAGAGCTACAGGTTTATGAATATCTATTAGGTGCATGGTTTGGTGCTCATGCTGTACCAGCAGAAAAGGTACACGCAGCCAAAATAATGAACGATCCTGAGAACCCAAACTTTATGTCCCGAGAAGATTGGCAAGATCCTACTAAGATGACTGGCTGGTCAGATCTCCCAGAAGGAACTAGACAAGAAATTCTAAAGGCCAGTGAAAACCGTGCTGATATGACTGAGGCATTTCTACAAGAGTTTGAGAGTCTAGGGATTGTACCTCAAGGAGCTATAGTAGATGTAATAGGTGGAATACATTCAGGCAAGAAAGCAGAAATCATCAAGAAAACCCAAAAAGGCTATAAAGTTATTGTTGACGTTGAAGGAAAAAAGAAAGAGAGCTTCATAAAACAAAAATTTATACCTGATGCACCTGAATTTAACCCTAACGCAATTTTAGTTGACCTTCCTGAAGGGATAAAAGAGATGGAGGGCACACAAGTTCAAAGGATAAGAGAAACAGCAGTGGGCTGGGTTGTACGGTATGATAATATGGAAACTGGCTGGCATCCTTATGAACATCTCAAAGCTATTGGAGAAGAAGGAGTAGTAGCAACAGCTGAAGGCGATATAAGAGACATTAAAACAGGAGAATTAATTGAACCTCCACCATCTCCTAAAAAACCATCCGTAAAAAATCAAGAAATAATAGATGAGATTGCTCGATTAAATGCCGAGACATTAGAATTAGATATTGGTTACAGTGATATTCGGCAAATAAACTGGAACTCTGATCATCCAACAGTCAAAAATAACCCTAAAGCTCAAAAATTAGCACAAGAATTTGCTGATCTAAACCAAAAAATACAGACTATGTCTCCCGCTGAACTTGCTGAATTGCCTGAGCCAATACGGAATGAGTTTATAGACTACCCTGCAAGTTGGGGATACTCAAGGGCTCAAAGAGGAATAAATGTTCATAGTATAAAGAAAATGTTAGAAATGTATGAATATACATTACGAACCGAAGGTAAAGAAAGCGCTGAAGAGTATTATAATACCAGAGAAATTAAAGAGAAAACTCCTAAAGAAGTAGTTGCAAAATGGCGCAAAGGGGTTGAAGAGATTAATCGTGTTGTAGAAAAAGAAGAAGCAGCAGCAGCTACTCCAGCTGAAGTCAAACCTGCAGGTGTAACTAAGATTATTTCTGGGGGCCAGATTGGGGCAGATCAGATAGGTCTTGAAGTAGGTAAAGAGATAGGATTGGAGACAGGTGGTACTGCTCCTCCTGGATTTCAAACTTCTAAGGGAAAGAAGCCTAAATTATTAAAGGAATATGGGTTGGTAGAAGGCGAAGCTGATCCTAAGGTTTATCGTAAACGTACAATACAAAATATAAAAGATTCTGATGGTACTGTCTTGTTTGGTAAAGAAACTTCTCCTGGTTCAAAACTTACTAAGAATCAATCCCTTGAGATTGGTAAACCTTATATTGCTAATCCAACTGTAGAAGAATTATCTAGCTGGTTAAAAGAAAATAATATTAAGACTCTTAATGTGGCTGGTAATCGTGCTATTGCTAATGATCCAGATGCAATAGCGAATATGAAAAGTGTTCTTCGTGATGCTATTTCTATATCTGCAGAAGCTCCAGCCCCCATATCTATCCTCCACAGAGACGCCCCCTCCATGCCAATGCATTTTAAGGATGGTACTGGCGGTAGAAAGATGCGACCAGAATTTAGTGGGAAATCTACTATGGATTTAATTCTATCTGGAGATAGAACTGCTACTACTAGAAACTTATCAGATGTTAAAAATTTAAAAGTAGGCGATATACTTGATTTTTACGATAAAAACTCTAAGAAAGCTGTGACTGTCAGAGTTACTAAAGCTCCTTATAAAGTAAGTGATATTACTCCTAAAGAATGGTCAAAATTAGAAGGTTGGGATAAAAGCGGATACCAACAGAATAAGAATAGATGGCAATTTCAATTTGAATTAATAAACAAGCCTGATAAAGCTAAACCAGAATTAGCTTCATCTGAGCAAGTAACATCACCAGAAGACAGACCAGCTGAAACCTCTTTACAAACAAAAAATAGAGAAATAAAAGATACTGTGGAGGATCATGACACAAACTCTTATATATTTGATAACTCTTTAGAAACTACAATAAGTACAATTCAGAAAGCTAATCCCACAAGTTCTAGGAAATCTATACAGTTATGGATGGATAAAAGAACGCAAGACATCACACAAAACATAGACTTTTTTAAGTTTATGGATGATCTTAAAAGTAGTTGGGAAGTTTCATTTGAAGAGGGTAGCCAAGAATGGAATGGTATAAGACGGTACTTTAACAGGCGTAGGACTAGTCTGAGGGAAACACAAAGTTATTTTACTCTCCTAGACACAAAGGACAGAGGAGATATGAGCCAAAAAGCTCATATAATAGTACGAGATCGGCCACAATCATTCCTTGAGATGCTACCGTTAGCTGAAGGTGTTAAGAAATCAATTAGAAAAGTAGTAGAATACGCAGAATGGGTAGATACTGTAGGAAGGAACCGTAACGGGACACCTAAACGTCGTTATAGTGTTGAAAAATTATTTGACATGGAGTTTGATGGATTCGATTTCATTGTTAACCGTAAAGAAGCCACTGAAAGAGGCGGTTTTACAACAGTAGAAAAGAGATATCCTTTAGCTAATATCTTTCTTTCAGAGCATAAAAGTGGCTATACATACTTAAGTGGTGTAAAAGATAAGAATCGTATGATTTTTATTCCGCATCAGATTGAACCTGAGAATGCTGTTGCTTGGGCACGCGCATTCATAGAGGAAATAAGCGATCCTAATGTTGTCAACAATGCAAGATCACAGTACAATAAAGGTCTTGCTAAATTTAGGATAATGATAAACCACGGTAGAGAGAAAGGAAAGAAAATAGAGAACAGGGAATCAGAAGAGATATATGCACAGTCTGTCTATTCAACTGCTGCAGTTATAGAAAGAATGAATGGTGGTATGCCACTAAAAGACATAATTAAATATAATACATCAGGAGAAGGACAATTTATTACTGACCCTATTACACTTAATCAAAGGATGCAAATTATTGATTCTGGTGAGCCAACTATGGATCCTCTTATGTATCAACATATTCCTGATATGAAAGACGGATTTAGATTAGCTATCGTTAACGCTATTCCTGGTAAGCTTGGTAAAATGTCATGGAACAGAGAAATTTTAAAAGATATGCTTAACAAATCTTATGACGCACATCTTGACGGTGTATTTTTAGTACGTGATGATGTCTTCAATGCTATGGCGAAGGACGCTGGCATTCCTAAGGATGGAGCTGTTCTTAAAGGATTCATGAGATATACTGATCAGAGTCCATCACCTGAAATTCAAGTTCCTGCTAGCACCCTTAAGACGCTTTTTGGAAAGCGAAGAGGGCTAATACTAGGTAAATATGCTTATTTTTCAGCAGGTAAAGAAGCTTCAACAGAACTACAATCTAAGAATATGCACGGTTATATATTTGACACGGCTACTAAACAATTAGGTAGGAGAAGTAAGTATGACATAAACCTTAATGAAAAGGGTGAACTAGACTTTTATACAGAGAACACTAAGGTTATAGATCCTAATCCTGAAATATATACAATACCACATAGTGGGCTTACTATTAGTCCAGGGAACTATGAACATGTCAGAAGAGCAACCAGTAATGTACAGATAGTCAAACAATTACTAGGCAATGCCAACAATTCTCAGATAGATAAAAAAGTGGTAGCCGAGGCTGTTGAGAAAGTTCTGCTTCCTGCTGTTGCAGGTGATCCAGAAGTTAATGCTAAATGGGATAAGTATATTAAAACTGGAGAAGAGAAGCATATAAAGGAATTTCTTGAGGCAGAAGGTGAAATTCTAGAGGAACGATTTGAAAAGGTTAGCTTAGACCGCATCATAGACTTAGTAGATGGTGTTACTGTTTCTGATAGCCCACTGTATAGAAAGTTTTGGAAAATGTTATTACATGCTCAGGGGAAACCAATTACTAATCGTACTGAAGAACTAGATAATAATACGTTTGAAGAAAGCGAGCTCGATACAGATATTATAAGAAGAGCAGATATAATGTTAGGAGAAGCAGGTGCCTTATCTGCTCCAATAATTAACTTTAAGTTAGTAAGATTTACTACTGATCGCATACTAGCCAAGTATGCTACTAGACGTATTGTAAAACCCGTAGTAGGACATAGTGGCACAGCTATTGGTGTCCCCTACGATCCTTGGTTACAAAAGGATATCAATTTGAGGCCTGGTGAGTTTTATTTAAACAATAAGTGGAAGAATTTTGTAACTAATTATACTATTGTAAAAGCTGATGGAATAAGAGCCAACCTTACCTTAGATCAGCTTCTATCTCGTCGTACAGAATTAAAGAATAAACTCAGAAGAGTACCTACAAAAGATAGGAAAGCTATCAAAACAGATATAGAGTCAGTTAATGAGGCTCTTGAGCTTGCTATTATTCGTGTGCCATCTGACTCTGTTTCTGGCACTAGGATACTCAAATTTATGGGATTCACAGGTAGGAAAGGAGCTGGTATCCTACTTCACCCAGAGGACATGGGTTACCTTGGTGGGATGGACTTAGATATTGATAAGGTACATATTTACCAGAACCTACCGAAGTCACTTAAAGAAAGTATCAAAAAACAATCTAAAGAATGGCATAAAGGCAAAAAATTCCTGAAACCTGTAACTAGAGAATTAGAAGAAATATTCTCGGAAGAAGGTAACTTAGACCTAGATATGGCTAAGACACCATTTGGTATGTTAGACCCACTAACAAGATTCTATATTTCTCATAATGCACGTAAAGGTAACAAGTTGTTAGGACTTGCAAACAACTTGAAGAGAAGAATTCATATGCTTCAGGATATTACTGAAGGCAAGGAAAAAAGAATACCATTTACTATTCCTAGAGGTCAGTGGAAAAGAAGTAAAAACATCAGAGCAGCGGCCAAGAAGAATATTAGTGTTGAATACCCAAAAGGTGAGCTCTATATAGTATTAAAACCAAATAAGGACGGAGGAAAGAAACTAAGGTTATATGCTAGGGCTATCCAAAACATGGCAGCGGACGCAGCTAAATATACTGGCATAATAAACCCAGAGAAACTTACAGAGATACTTTTTAAAGCTGCTTTTGATAAGATTGAAATAGTAACTCCTGATGGTAAAAGAGTAGCAAATGTATTAGAAAATGAGAAGTCAGTAGGTCTTATTCGTGGTACTATATATCGTGGCATGGAAGAACTAAATAAAGCGGTTAGTGGATGGGATTATACAAAAAAAAGAAGCTTAACTCTTTCTGAAAAGTCTGATCTTGCTAACTCTTATTTAGGATATGGGCAGGCTGAAGGTGCTATAGAGAGTAAAGGTATAAAAAGAGATCTGTTATCTCCATTAGATGAGTATCGTGCTACTGCTATTAGGAATGTTAGACATGATCCTGATCCATCTAAATGGCTCTCTGAAAAGGAAATAGTTAAAGCTGGCAAAGTATTAGAGGAAATTGTTCATGGTACTTCTGAAGAAGCAATTTATTTTAGAGAGAAAGTACTAAGTAAACTTCAATTTAAAGTTGCTACTGCTCGAGGTGAAGATCCTATTGAATACTTAAAGAATATAAAAGATCTTGACAAGAAAAGAGATTACTATTCAAAAACATTAGCTGCTCTCACTAGCGTAAGACGTGTATTCAAGGCTAATAAAGCATTTCTTGATTCTGGTGGTACAACAGAAGAATTGACAGAAATATTTAAGACTGCTGATAAACTATTAACACAGTATGCTCAAAGAATGTTAGATATTAATAAAAAGAAACGGGAACGTACAGTAGAAAGAAAAGCACCAGTTATCAACGAGATTAATGCACTTATTAGGAGTTATGTTGAGACAATAGGAGAAGCAACTGGTAAAAGAGCATTTTTTGAATATTTTATCGGAACAATGAGTGGTTCTACTTACAGTGATAACCTTAGATCGTTTGGATTTGAATCTCCTGTAGTACCAAGGCCTATTATAGAAGGGTGGCTAAATGATTATCATAAACTTGCTACCAAGCTTGGAGAACCAATAACTAGCGAAGAAGTTGCTGTATTTATGGGTAAAAAACCTTCTAAAGACCCAAAAGTACAAAGAATAATGAAAGAGGTTGAGAAAGAAGTTACTGGAGATAAAGCAGAAGCATCAGCCGATGAAATGAGTAAAAAGATGTGGGAAGGTATTGAAGACTATAGTTGGGTAGATGTAAAAACAAGAGACAAGCGTATAGTAAATGAAACACGTGAGGTTAAAAGATTACGAAAGGAACTACGTTGGATATTTCAAAAACATCCTACTTTACTTCATAATATAAGTAAATCTTTTCCTGGCATTACTTCTCTTCGCGGTACCTTTGGTATTCCAATTCCTGGTGCTGGTGTTCTCCCAGGTGCTGCTACTATTGAGGATGTAAAAGTCTTTATAAATTATTGGCGTGGTCTTCATGGTCGCAATTTCTTATTAGATATGGCTAAGGATGATCCTGGTTATGCTCTTAAGTGGTTTCATTTTTACTTTTTTCCTGACACTATTTCTCAGAAGCACCTTGCTTACAATTTGAATTGGTTTGCTAGAAAGAACGTACCTGTACGTGCTGCTGACGGGAAGGTATACAAGAAGGACGTAGCTATTCCTATAGCTCACTATGGTCGCATGGTTGACATGGGTATCAAATCTAATCTATGGTTTTCCAATACTACAGATAGGTGGGCTAAAAGAGTAAACGATGAGTTTGAATTTCTTTTTCTCTTAGAAAAAGATGCTCCTGATCTAGTAAATATAGCTATAGCGTATAGAGAAAGGGCATTAGCAAGTAAACATAACGAACCACAATATGAAAAATATGCTAAAGAAGCTGATGAACTATACGAAATTTATAAGGATAAGATATATAACTTTCCTAGTGAGGGTAAAAAGAAAGGTCGTGTTACTAAAACAGGAAAAGAAATAATTGAGATTATAAATAGAAAGATTACTAAGCTGAACACAAATATGAAAGATCAGTGGATAAAAGGTGAGTATGATTATGATGAATGGGTGGCTCCTTATAGAGATAAAAGTGGAAACATTAAATTCTCTGAGATAATAAAGCGAGAAATATCTGATGTACTTTTTCAAGGGAAAGAAGCTGATTTAAAAAAGGTAGGACTAGAAAACCTTTTACGTTTATCTAACGAGTATGCTGTCTCTCGTATGACAATTAATGGCGTTAGGATTAAAGACATGCATCCCGATAAACGAGCAAATATAATGTCAAGGTATCTGGATGAAACTATTCATCCTAGAACTAACAAACCCAAGGGGAAATTTGCTTTTAAGGGAGTAGGAGAGATTGAAGTAGAACATTATTGGCCCCATAGAGACCATATTAAGAAAATTAAAGATCAGTATATTGAAGCTCGAATAGAAAAAGCGAAGGCAGAAGGTAAGTCAGCAACCGCACTAGCAAAGCTCAGAGTAAGCTTAGAAACAACAGCAATGAGGGCACAGCTTGATGATGGTGGGGCTCTTCATCCTATGGCAGAATTTATTATGACTGAAGGTATGACAGAAAAAGACGTAGAGCGTATAGGACTTTTTAGAAGACCGTCCCATGCTCTTTCAAGGGCGAGACATGGTCATGTTATTCCTAGCTGGGCTAAAGATATGGATGCTTATCGTACTTATATAAATCAGATTATAAAAGCAAACTATAATCTAATGTTTACTCTTTCAGGTCATAGAATTATGGAAGACTTTTCCGAAACTGCAAAAACTACTTTTAAGCCCGATCAAGTAAAACAATGGGCAAGATTTGGACGTTTACATTTAAGAGATATTTTAGGGTATAAGTCTAGTATGCCAGAAAACTGGATAGCAGACAGAAATTTTCCTGTTAAGAATACTCTTTACTATTTACTATCTGATCAACATGTTAAGAAAAAGATGGATAAGATAGCAACTAAGTGGTTTGGTGGAAAGGGTTGGGTAAGGAAGAATGAAGATGGTACTCTAAATGAAGACGATCTTTCCTACAAGCTTAATCTTTTCTCTAATTTAGAAGCTAAGTGGGAGCTTATGACATTATTAACACATACAAAAACAATGGCAAATAACTTTTGGGGAGGTTCTCTCAATACTCTGATATCTACTGGCTTTAGACACTGGAAAAGTGCTGGTAGTCTTGATTTTCTTAATTCCAACATTCCTATGAAGAAAGGTGATCCTGAAAGTCGTGATTGGGACTATTATACTGCGTTTACCCAGAGACATGGTGCTATTGAATCATTTTTAAGATCTGAACTAAAAGCTAACCCAGCTCTCCGAAGTAAGAGGGGTGCTAACTTTATCAATGATCTTATTGCACGAGTCAATAAGGATGGTACTGAGATCTCTAGAGCTTCAGTATTTGAGATTGGTAATAAGCATGGCTTTACTAAGGCTTGGATAGAGAAGTCAGCATGGTTTATGAAGTTTATGGAGCAGAAGCTAAGAAGAAGAGCGTTCTTAGCTCATTATATTAATGCTATGGAAGTGCTATCTGCTAATAAGGTAGCATTTGAACGTGATGATCCCTGGTTAATTGAGATGGCTATGAAGGGTGTAGAGGGTACTCAGTATTTATATAATAATGCAGCTCGACCTGCTTTTTCTAGAACGTCACTTGGCAGAGTTTACTCAAGATTTCAGTTATGGGCTTGGAACTCATTAAAGTTTAGAAAAGATATATATAAGGGTGCTAAGTTATATGATTATCAACCTGGTACTCCTGAGTTTGATCGTTTCAAGCGTATGGGGCTGGCAGATTTATTTATGTTCTCGATGGCTACTGCGTTCCCGCTTACTATGTTTGAGTCTACTTTGCCACCTCCTTGGAATTATGTACAGGATATGTCTGATCTCCTTTTTGGTAATGAGCATGAGCGTGACCGTGCCTTCTTTGGTACTCTTCCAAAACCAATAGCTCCTCTACAGGCTGTTTCTCCTCCTATTGCTAGACATATCTTGGGGCCATTGGGTGCTTTACTTAAGAACGATTGGGGTAGATTTGCAGATTATCATGTATGGACGTGGTTTCCTTTCGGTAGAATAGCCAGAGATATCAAAGGTACACTAGAATATCCCTCTATGCTGGTAGAAAAAGCTACTGGTGTTCCTATTCATAGGATAAGCAAAGAACTTATTAAGAGAAGAGAAGAACCAGCATTAGCACCAACGGGAATTATACAGTATCATAGAGGTTCAGAAGAAGACATACTATCAGAAGAATCTCTAGGAGAAGCTAAATAAGTAAACCATCACTGAAAACTCAACCAAAATCTGGTGGTAGTACCTTTTTACTTAGAAACTGAATAATCGAAATCTGGTTTTGGTTTTTTTGCCAAATTTCGGATTTTTATATAGAACCTAACCCTACCTACCTATTTCTAGTAAAAGTTCCATATACGAGCAATTAGAGCTACTGCTACGTGTAAAAAAAACGCCTAGGGGGATATAAAAGCTGTAACAGCCTTTACACCCCTTAGACGTACTTTGTTTTTAGTTTAGATCCACTTACCCCAAGATTTAGGTAGTTTATATAGATTCCAACCTTTTGTCTTGCGGGTTCTGTTCTTTGATCCTTCTGTCTTACGGATTATGTTTTTTGCTCCTTTAGGTCTTCCGCTTGACACTTTGTATCCGTTAGCTCTTGTGGTTCCTTTGGGTCTCCCTGCTTTTGCCATTGTTCGTCTCCTTTTCTGTTTCTAATAGGGAAGGAAGGAGCACTTATAGGTCGAGGAGGTCATGGATGAGACCATTAACCTTGCCAGTCCTTACGGAGTAGGCACTCCTTCCTTTAATATTATGAGGGAAAGCACTCTTAGGAGCATCGCTTTGGACATGCGGTTGAAGTGAAGAGCACTCTCCCTCTAATTATGGAGTCTTGGCTGTTACCACCACGCCAACTACCTTTGCTTATGAGTTTGTTTCTTGAGCATTTTAGACTCCATTAATAATTATCTTTTTCTGTTTGTTATGTAGTCTCCAATTGCTACAACTCCTAGTGCTATAAAGAAAATAGAGACTACTATGAGTATCAAACTGCATGCTAATAACCATATATCTGCTATCCATGTTGCTATCTGCATTATTTATCTCTCCAATTTGGGTTAATCCTATCTCTAATATGGTCAGTTGAGGTATATAGAAATTCAGACATAAGATCAAACAAGAACTCAGCTGGAATAGATACCATTAGTTTACCATTGTCTTCTCTAAAGAATACTCCCCATTCATCTTTCTCAGGATATAGCCACTGGGCACAGCTTTTTCGACGTTTGCAGCCAAAGTAGATTGTGCTTATCTCAACATCTCCTTGTTCGTGCTGAGCACCACCTCGATCTCTATTCCAAGCATCTAAACCATATATTTTGGCAGTCTTAACTACTTGTCTCTGTAACTCTGCTCCCCTCTGACGATTCCTTCTTCCTCTCTGCTGATTCTGCTTTTTCATATTTTTTTAACATTCCTTCTATGTCTGATATTAGTTCTCCATAACTGTCTATCCATTCTCTGCTTTCATTTGACTTTTGAGTTTTATTGGTTATGACATACCTTAAAGCGTATAGTAATTTTGATACTTCATTTATGGAGAACCTTATTATCATGCTTCCTTCTTTACTTATATTGTCCATACCTACCTTCCCAAAAACTAAACTGCATAGATATTTCAACAGGTATTAGTCCAAATCCGAAGCTTAAGTGGCTACCTGCTATTTCGCTGTGGATAAGTGTGAAAGAGAATAAGTGAAAGATTATTAACTGTATTCCTGATGTTTCCTTTGAGCTGCTGCCTAAGTGATTGATTTGTAATAACATTCCTTTCACTTTTGCCATAGTTATGTTCCTTTATCTATTATCTGAGGGAAACACTGTGAATGGTAATTCTACTTGCTTAAACCTAAACGTAGAAAAATCAAAATCACATGATATCCTGAAACGTGAATCATCCCTGTTCTTTTGACTTATAATTGTTCTATTAATTGCGTTACGTTTTCCTTCAATGGATATTACTTTGTCAGCCTTTTGAGCAATAGAACTAGACCCCTTACCACTATGTACATCAAGAGCTCCCATTCTAGAATCAGCTTTACTTATGTGACTTACACCAATTACTATAATGTCCTTTTGAGTTGCTATGTTACGTAGGCCTTCTATGATAGAATCAATCTTAAACATACCATCATGAACGTATTTTGATACTCTTATGCAGTCTATAGTATCTACTACTAATATTTGTGGGGATAGTTGTGCTACTTGTTGTTCTATTGATTTAATAGTAGGTGGAATTGACATACAGTTAATATGCGATAATACGTCACTCCATGTGTTATCATTATTAAGATAGTGATTGTCTACTTCTTCTTTTGTTTTACCCATTGCTATCTGTAAGAATCTTCTGTACATAAGATCTACAGTATTTTCTAGAGTAAGCCACAGTACTTTTAAATATTCTGTACCTACTACCCAATTCTGTACAAATGATGTTTTACCTAAGCCTGTATCTCCTTCTATTATTACCATATCTCCTGGTAGTATCCAGTAGTCTGCTCCTGATAGATTATAGATATCTGCCAAATTAAATCCTTTGTTCTTAACATTATTTCTTAGCCTATGGATATAATTTTGCTCCATTTGCTGTGCAGTTAAGATTGGTACTAAGCCGTCAACATTCTTTTGCTTATTAGAATATAGCATACATTTTGATTCGCAGTATTTATCCATTACAGAATCAAAACATCCGTACCTATATCCTTTGTTCCAGACATCTTTAACGATTCTTTTTACTTCAGAGGAGTCTAAGCTATCTGCCCAACTAGTTAACATGGAGTTAGTGCCATCCATTGGGATACCATTTCTAAAGTAGTGACTTGCCATTCTAAGAAGTTTCTTATGCCTATTACCAGGTACGTCTCCTTCTTTCCACATGTTTTGTACACATGTTATTACACCTGTTGGATCAAACTCTGTTTGTTCTTTACTTACTCTTTTTATCTCTTTTGATTTAATAATAGGCAGTAAGGTAGTATCACTATCTATCTTATTGAATATATAATCGCCTCTTATTGTTTTGGATAGTTCTTTTATCTCTTCTGTGCTTAATGTAGTAAGCTCTTTATATGTTATAGGTGTCTTATAATATCCGTCTGTCTTTTCATTTACAGTAAAACCAACTCTTATAAGCCTGGCTCCATCATAAATATTGTCGGCTTCAGGAAAATTAGTTTCTAGATTTATCTTTACTATTTGAGGGAGTGTACTGCTGGGTTCAAATCCAAATATATCTGGGATTACTATGTGATAGCCTCTGCCACTGAACCATATTTGGATCCAGTCTTTTGGAACACTATGTATTACTTTTAACCCATCTATAAATGTAATTACTTTTTGCAGAGTAAGCTTATCACTATTCGTTCCTTTATCTATGTCGAATATGATTCTATCAAGATAATACTTACCTGCAAAGTTTTTGATTGTTTTTCGTGACTTAAAGTGTTCTACTACTTCATTATCATAACTATAATATGAACGGAATAATGGTTGTCCGTTTGTCATATAGTTTTGTAATTCTGATTTTCTTATTATTGTGCCACGATTTCTTGGGTGTCCTACTGCGATTTCAATGTATTGATTTTCACTATCCACCATCTTTTTTCTTTGCTCCCTAGTATGCTTGCATCTAATGTTTTTATTTGTTTTTCTTCTCTGAGTTTTCTCCACGCACGTTCTATGGTAGCAGTAGTATGCATTCGTTTATACTTCCTATTCATATAGTGTCTTGCATCATCGAATTCATGAGTTGCTATGGCAGGGCAACCATTTGTTACCCTGCTTTCTAACCATTCGATTAGCATTGAATCTACAGTAATCATAGATTATCAATGGAGCTTGTGGAATTAACATTAGCACCATAGTTAAACTCTGTGTCTGACGAATCATTAATACCGTACTTTTTGAAGTCTCTCGGATAGCCTTTGCCTAATTCTACTTCAAATACGTCTGCGAGGTATTCGTCTCCTTCATCAATGGAAGCTATTTGGTTCCAGCAATTGTATTTGTATTTTCCTGTACTGTAATAGACAATACCATAAAATTCCTTACCTTTGGCATCATCTATTGATTCATCAGAAATTATACCGTTGTCTCCTACATTAAGCTTAGATCCTATTCTATGGAAGAAGTCATTTATTAATTCAGGAAATTTCCAGCCAATAACAGCAGAATTCTGCTCGTCTCTTTCATAATTACCATTTATGAAGAAGGTTTTTACGAATTCAGTTTCGTTATCTACTGCCTTTACCATGATACTGGTGTCTTTATATTGATTGGACTGCTGTTCTACTAACTCAACGGTAAAATGATTTACGAAATATCCTTTACCATTGTTGCTGCTTTTGGATGGTGCATTCGTTCCTGTTATTGCCATTTTTTAGTCTCCTTCATTGATGTATATGTTATTCCATTCAAAGTCTACTACCTTTCCTCTGAGATGCTTACATCTACTGCCAGCTTCGAGTGTACCATCGGATTTAAAGGATATTTTAAGGTTTTCATCATCATCTCTAAAGACATACCCAATTGCATCACTTCTTGACATTAGCATGTTTTTCAGCTTGCCAGTTAGATCAAGTGATTGTGGACTTACTATACCTGCTTCATCTGTACTTCCTAGCTTTCTATGTCCAATAATGATGATGTACTTTGTGATCATTTCTAGATGGTTTATGATTTTGGTTATTTTGTCTCTTTGTATAGCATATCCTTTACCATAGGCTAGATCACCAAAGTATTCTATTTTCTGTTGATGTTCATTATTGTGATTTGCTACTATTTCCTGCTCTATCCAGTCTACTAGTTTATCTATAGTATCTACAGCCAGGTACCTCTCTGTTATCCCCCATTCTTTCCTGTGTTCATATGCTTCAGCAATGAAAGACTTAAATTCTTCATAGCTGTTTACTTCTGCTATGAGTCCTTTAATCATATGACTTCCTTTTTCTGTATCTACTATTAAACAGCCGTCTAGCTTTGATAGCATAGTAGTTTTACCTATTTTAGGTGGGCCGTACAATAATAATATGTGCGGATTGTCTGTTTTTACTTCCCGAGATGAGGTAGGGTAGAACTTGTCCGTTGATTTAACCATTTAGTCTCCTTATTTAACTTAGATGGTGCCTAAATATAATACATTTAATTAACGTATTCAATCACTTTTGTGTCAGCACTCACTAAATTATTAGCTTCTGTGAATGCATCTAGCTTTACCTTAGATCCCCATCCGAATCCTACTGATTCGACCCAATCTTTGTACGACTTATTATGATCAACATACTCTGTTACTGCGTTATAAGCATGCCAAAGATTATAGCCTTTATTTCCCCTACCAGCTACAAAGTTTGTGAGAAGTTTATCATAAATAGCTTGTTGGAAATCAGGATCTTTTCTACCAGTTAGTGGATTTCTGGTCTCAATACCTCTATTAACTAATTTAGGAAATACGTTTTCGAAGTATTCAGTTGCATCATGTACACCCATACTGATATCTGTCATCATATTCATAACTTCTACAGATTTTCTTATGTTACCCTCTACGGATGAAAGTGCTTTGGTTAAGTTGTCTAGACGGTCTTTTACTCCTGTTGTGTGCTTTATTTTGACCTGCCAGCTTGATTTTAATGCTACTTCTAATGTATTGTTACAAACTACTCTTACTATTGTAGGTTTCATTATAACTGCTGTAGAGCCATCATGTGAATTAAATAATAATACGTATGGTTCTATTTTGTCATCCCCTACTAATGCACTTTCAGGTGCTTTTGCTAATATCCATACTCTTTTACCATCTTTTACTGCTCCTGCTGTCTCATAAGTGTAACCTGCATCTAACAAGACTTCATCAAATGGCTGAAATGCTTCTATGTTCTGAAGTACTTCATAACGGCTGGATACATGTCCGAGTATTACTGGCATATCATCCTGGATTCTATAGGTACAATAATAACCAGTTTTGAAGTCTTCCCCTGTATCTAGCAAGACTTCATCAAATGGCTGAACACATCCTATGAGATTATCTTCAGCTTCTTTGGCTTGTATGTATGTTTCTTGTTTATGTACTTTCCAATTGAGCTCTGCTAGTTCCAGTGCTTCTTCAGTTGATGGTGGTATATCTAGCACTTTACCTAGTTTATGCCATGGTAGATCACCTACTGAAAACATTGCATTATCGTTCATTATTTCGTGCATTATTTACTCTCCTTAGTCCTACATAGTGCGTGTTTCTTATCTGTACCGTTTTTTTCTTCTACTATTACTGTTTCAATTCCTTTTGTTTTTAAGCGTCTTTGCTCACTTTTTAGCCACTTTAGATCTTTTTTTGATGATAACCATTTTGTGATTTGTAGACCAACTGTCATATTATTTACTCCTATAATTGGGAATCCTGTGGGGAGATGTATTTAATTATTTAATTATTACGTCTAATCCCTTTTTTCTTTCTCTCACCAACACTTCAGCTTTTGGGAACATTTCGTCAAGTGCTTGTTTTGATATATACTTATAGTTTAGGGATGAAGTAGGATGTCCAGATAAAAACTTAAAGGCATCTTTAGCGATTTTTACTTGTTTATGAGCTTTTTCAAGCTCTTCTTCTAATAATTTACAATCGACGATTTGTTCTATTTCTTCATCGAATTCGTCTTCTTCATAAAACATTGAATCTTCCTTGCATTTACTGCATTTTCCCATGTTTTCATATACTTCAGGATAAGGTAATGCATTACAACACTCACTTACTATCATTGTTTCCTCC